TGATGTTGTTGTTGATAAGGATGATGGCCCTGATTCTCCTACTGATTATGTTTTGCTACAGCGTGGCAAGCGTCATGATTATTTTACATCTTGTCTGCCTAACCCCCAGAAGGGTGCTACTGCTGTTGATCTTCCTCTTGGCACTTCTGCTAATGTTTTATTGAGTTCTACAACTGGTGTTGCTCAAACGATCAGGCTTAAGTCTGATCACACTCTGTATGCTGCTTCCAATGGTTTGAATTCTGAGGTTACTAATGGTGCGTTCCAGGAAGAAGTCACTGGTACGGATGTTGTTCTTGATCCCAATGGCACTTTGTATGCCGATTTGTCTACTGCTACTTCTGCAACTATTAATCAACTCCGTCAATCTTTCCAGATTCAGCGTTTATTGGAGCGCGATTCGCGCGGTGGTACTCGTTATACTGAAATCGTTAAAGCTCATTTTGGTGTGACTTCTCCAGATGCTCGTCTTCAAAGACCTGAATATTTGGGTGGCGGTTCTACTCCGGTGAATATTAATGCGATCGCTCAAACCTCCTCCACAGATGCCACTACTCCACAAGGTAATCTTGCTGCTATTGGTCATACTACTATCCGCAATAATGGATTTACAAAATCTTTTACCGAGCATTGTATTATTGTGGGCCTTGTATCTGTACGTGCTGATTTGACGTATCAGCAAGGTTTGAATCGTATGTTCTCTCGTTCTACTAGGTATGATTTTTATTGGCCTGCTCTTGCTCACATTGGTGAGCAAGCTGTCCTTAACAAGGAGATCTACGCTGATGCTACTGCTAATGATGAAGCGGTGTTTGGGTATCAAGAACGGTATGCTGAATACCGTTATAAACCAAGTTTGGTTACTGGTCAGTTACGTTCTAATCACGCCACTTCGTTGGATGCTTGGCATCTTGGCCAAGAGTTTGGTTCTCTCCCTACTCTTAATAGTACTTTTATTGTCGAAAATCCACCTATTGATCGTGTTATTGCAACTCCTACGTATCCTCATTTTATTTTTGATTCTTATATTCGTATGAAGTGTGCCCGGCCGATGCCGTTGTATGGTGTTCCCGGTTTTGTTGACCATTTCTAAGGAGTATTTACCATGTCTTATGGTGTCGAATGGTGGGGCCCCGCTGTGGGTAGTCTGGCCGGTGGACTCTTTCAGGGTCTTACCGGCTCTAATAATGCTGCTGATCAAAGAGATTGGCAGCGTGTGATGAGTGATACTGCTCATTATCGTGAGATGAAGGATTTGGAGCGTGCTGGTCTTAATCCAATTCTTGCTGCTGGTGGTGGTGGTGCTAGTTCTCCTTCCGGCGCTATGGCACCGGCAATTGATCCTGTGACTCCTGCTGTTAATACTGCAATTGCTGCTCGTCGTGCTTCTGCTGAAATTGCTAATATCGAAGAGCAGAATAAGTTAATTAAACAGCAGACTGATGAATCTCATGCTCGTACTGTTAAGACAGATTTTGATTCTGCTTTGACTTCTCAGTATGTTAATAAGGTTGCTGAAGAAACTCAGAATATTAAGCTTGAGCGTTCTAATATTCCGCTTCGCGGTCGTGAGCTGGGTTCTCATACTGATGTGCTTAATTGGAATGCTAAGTTGCTTGCTGAAGATTTGCCCGGTCGTAAGATTGAGGGTGATATTGATCGTTCTGATTTTGGTGTTGTACAGCGTATTTTGGAACGTGTTTTTGGTACTGCTAATTCCGCCGGTCAAGCGCGTCAGCGTTTTAACCAAGGCGGTTCTCGTCGTCGTTAATTTTGAAAGGATATATCATGGAATTTCGTAAAGCTTATACTCAAATGTCGGTTCAGCTTATTTGTCCTGAGCCGACTTTAACCAAGCAGTCTATGAAGGCTGAAGCGGACATTAACAATATTATGGCCAAGTACATCCGTACTGGCCTTTTGGAGTTTACCAATCAGAATCAGGCTCGCTATGATGATTTCTCTGGCTTCGACTTTATGAATGCAATGAATACTGTCGCTAAAGCTAATGAGATGTTCATGGGTTTGCCTGCTTCTATGCGTAAACGTTTCAATAACGAGCCCGGCGAGTTGTTGGCCTTCGTTAATGACCCTCGTAATTATGATGAGGGTGTCCGTCTTGGCATTTTGAATGCCCGTCCTGCTCCTGTTGTGGCTCCGGTGGAGCCTATCCCTACTCCTGCCGTTTAAATGCGGCAGAGGGGTTCCTGCCGTGTTTAAACGGCAGGCGACAAGCGTAGCGCGTCAGTTTGGGAATCCAGATTCCAGTTAGTCGGTCTCTTTGAACCGTTTGGAGTCTGTAGATTCCCTTTTATCTCCTTAGTAAACAGTGGTTTACTCTTATCCCGGTTAATTCCGGGATTTTTTTTTGTTATTAATCAATAACTTATAAATTATTTATCCTGGATTCCAGGATTTTTTTTGTTATTAATCAATAACTTAATATTTAATTTTCCCTGGAGAACTCCAGGGGATTTGCACAATTCGCTACTTGATGTAATTGTGCTAGGTGACACCAAATCTATTTTGTGTTACCTTTATCCCAACCTGTTATGGGTTGGGTCTTTTGTTTAACTTTTATGAGGATGTTTATCATGGCTTTTCGTAGAAAAATGAGTCGCGGAAAAAGTCGTAAGAACTTCACCAAGTATGCATCTCGCACCAATAGCCGGAATTTGGCTGGTTCGACTGTGATGCGTGGTGGAATTCGTCTCTAATGCCTTGCTACAAGCCCCTTTCTGGGTGGCGTTCTCGTTTTAAAAACGAGTCTGGGAAACGTTCAATCGTTTTCAATAAGTCGTTGGCGTATGTTGATATGCCTGTGGAAGTGCCTTGTGGCCGGTGTATTGGATGTCGTCTTGAGCGGTCGCGGCAGTGGGCTATGCGGTGTGTGCATGAGTCCTCTTTGTATGACGATAATTGTTTCATCACTTTAACTTATGATGATGAATTTCTTCCTGCTGGTGGTACGTTGGTTAAGCGTCATTTCCAACTTTTCATTAAGCGTTTGCGGAAGCGTTATCCCGGTCGGTAATACGCTATTTCCATTGTGGTGAGTATGGCGAACAGGGTGCTAGGCCCCATTATCATGCGATACTTTTCAATTTTGATTTTAAAGATAAGGAACTTTACCGTGAAGATCGTGGAAATCCTTTGTACATTAGCAGGGAGCTGCTCGAATGCTGGCAAATGGGTCATTGCCTTATTGGAAACGTTACTTTCGAAAGCGCAGCGTATGTGGCGCGATATGTGATGAAGAAAGTTTCTGGTGATATGGCAGAGTCTCATTACCGTTCTATTATTCCTGAGACCGGTGAAATTGTTGATCGTCTCCCTGAGTACACTACTATGTCGCTTAAGCCGGCCATTGCTGCCGGTTGGTTCAAGCAATTTTCTTCTGACGTTTTTCCTTCTGACGAAGTTATCATGCGCGGCCGCGTCATGAAACCTCCCCGTTATTATTCTGTTGTACTTGCGCGTGACTCTCCTGACCTCTTGGCCGAGATCAAGGGTCGTCGTGTTCGTATGTCTAAAAAGCATTTATCTGACGCAACACCTTCGCGCTTGCGCGTCAGAGAGTATGTAAAGCAAGCGCAAATTAACCACTTGAAAAGGAGTTTATAAAAATGAGATTAGAAATTTTTTCTGTTTATGATGGTGCGGCCAAGGCTTTTATTACGCCGTTTTTTCTTCCAACCATTGATATGGCTGTCCGTTCTTTTACGAATTGTTGTAATGATCCTACTCATGCTTTTTGTATTAATTCCGTTGATTATACGATGTTTCATCTGGGTTCATTTAATGATTCAGATGGTGTGTTTTCTACATTTGCTGTTCCCGAGAAATTAGTTCTTGGTTCCTTTGCTAAACGTGATGGTATTAGTATTGAAACTTATGATCCGTCAGAATATTCACAAAGAGCGTAGTATTATTTTTCCCATTCGTCGTGTTCGCTTTCTTCGGATGCGTGAACACAAACGGATGGTTTTAGTGCGTGGTCGTTTTATTATTTTTTGAAAGGTCTATCATGAAATCCGTAATGTCTCATCAATTTTCTCAAGTTCCTCGCGCTGAAATTCAGCGTTCTACTTTTGATCGTTCTCATGGTCATAAAACCACATTTGATGCTGGTTATTTAATTCCTTTTTTGTTGGATGAAGTTCTTCCTTGCGATACATTTAATGTTGATGTAACTGCTTTTGCTCGCATGGCCACGCCTATTTATCCGATTATGGATAATCTTTTCATGGATACTCATTTCTTTGCTGTTCCGATTCGTTTGATTTGGAACAACTGGCACAAGTTTAACGGTGCGCAAGACAATCCCGGCGACTCGATTGATTATGCTATTCCTACTATGACTTCTACTGCAGTGACTGGTTATACTGCTGGTTCAATTCATGACTATATGGGTATTCCAACTGAAGTCGCTGGTCTTGAGCATTCTTCTCTTTTTCATCGTGCCTATAATTTGATTTGGAATGAATGGTTCCGTGATCAAAATCTTCAGGGTGATGTTGTTGTTGATAAGGATGATGGCCCTGATTCTCCTACTGATTATGTTTTGCTACAGCGTGGCAAGCGTCATGATTATTTTACATCTTGTCTGCCTAACCCCCAGAAGGGTGCTACT